AGAGAAAGGGAAGGTCAAGATGAGCGAGGAAAAGAAGCGAGTTGCGAAGCGGTTGCCGGCACCCATCACCATCGGACTTCGGAAGCTTCAGCGGGAGCACGAGAAGCAGAATGAAGAGTACTCCGAATGGGCCAAGGACAGGGCGGATGAACTGGGACTTTACTTCGACCAGGTCAACCTGGAGACGGGGGCCGTCTTGGATCCTATCTTGGGAGACAGGATCATCAAGCGGTTGCCCCTGGAAGGTCGCACGAAAGAAATCCAGGCAGAGGCTCGGTCCAAGATCCGAGACATGAACAAGGCTGGTCGTGCTCTCAATCATCGTCTCCAGGAAGTGTCGTTGGATTATGGTCTCCCGGCCAAGAGTCTGAACTTGTCCACGGGTGAGATCAGCGAAGACGTGACCTTTGAAACTGCCAGGACCGTCGAGGAGCAGGAGCAGGATCAGAAGGCTGAAGAGAAGGTGCTCAAGCCCACTCTGGTTCCGTTGGGTGAAGAGGACGTCAAGGAGTAACAGATGTATTCATTCAGCCTTGAACAATTGGGGACAACTGCTCGCGCTTACCTAACGCCCATCGGGCCGGACGGTGAGAGGGAGAGTGGTTTGGTCCTCGCTGACTTCGGCCTCAAGTTGTTGAACCCGAGTTTGACGGATATCTCGGGTTCAACAGCTATCACGGTTGAAGAGTTTGAGGTTGAAGGAGTTGGTCAAGGAAGCTACATATTCCAGGTTCCCCTTCCCACCACTGGGGAGGGGAACTATTCCTTGAGAATCACCGATGGGTTTGGGGACTACAACTATTGCGTTTTCATGGCTTACAATTTCCCTCCGCATACGACCACTGCAGACTCTACGGCGCAGGTTGAGATTGAAGCCTATGAGAGCAACGGCGATCCGGTCACCTCGTTGACGCTGGGTGAACTGACCACTCGGATATACAGCCCCTCGGGGGTGGACAGTTATGCGTTGGTCAGCCCTGTGTTGACCAAGATTGAAGATGGGCGTTTCCAGATTTCATGGGACGGTTCCTCCGAGGAGGGTGAGTGGTTCCTGGATACGGTGTCTGAGGACTACTTCTCCGGGGGACAACAGGCTATCTGGCGTTATCAAGTGCCTACAGATTACACTTCCCCTTCCATTGATGACGTGGATGTGTCGGAGGACGGGCTGACGATAACGGCAGAGTTGACGGTTGGGGACGCTCCATATGTAGCTGCCCGGCTGCTATCCTCGGAAGGGATTCAACGAGACGAGGACTTGCGTTCAGGATCTGGGATATTGATACTCACGCGGACCTTGTCTGAGACCGGGGTGTTGGTTGTTTACGGGGCCGATGAGGATGGGTATCCTTACGGTGACCCTGTGGCCCAGGTCATCACGGGCTCTCATATAGTCGGAGGAGCGGACGACAACGTTGCCGTTGCTATCCGGACCATGAAGCAAACTGCTACCTATTGGGCGATGGAAGGGCTGGACGAATTCGGCAAGCCCACCTGGGACGATCCCGTGGCTATCAAGTGTCGATGGGACATGGTTCAAGAGGAGTTTGTTGGTCCCAACGGCGACAGGGAGATGAGTAAGGCAAGGTTGATTGTTGATCGTGATCTTACCATCAAGGGAGTTTTGATACTCTCGACTGTAGAGGATGTAGAAGATTCGGATGACCCAAAGGACAACGAAGGTGCTTGGGAGATACGTCAATTCATGAAGTCACCGGACTTCAAAGGAAGAAAATACTTGAGGGAGGTCTATCTGTAATGGCCTCTGTCCTCCATCTCACAGGCGTCGAGGGTATCCGGGATGCTCTGCGTAAGGCCAACGGGAGAATATCCTGGGGCATTCGTAGGGGCCTGATCAAGGGAGGACTTCTCCTCCAGCGGCTGTCCCAACAAGTCGTCCCTATTGATACCTCAAAGCTCAAGGGATCAGCAGGGACCAAAGCAATTGGTCATGGCTGGTCTACGGACGTGATAGTGTATTACACCACCGGATATGCCGTCTATGTTCATGAGAGGACGGACCTACAGCATGCTGAGGGTAAGCAAGCGAAGTTTCTAGAGGAACCGGCACGAACGCATCGTGATGAGATCCTCAAGGTGATTGCTAGGGAAGCAGGAGCCATATGAATCACTCTCCCGCCTATATTCTCGCTCAGTATTTGATAGACGAGGGGTTGTTGACGGACTCTACTGAGAGCGACGACTGGAAGGTGTATGTTGGATCGCTCCCGGACGGGTCCCTCACGGGTCATAACGCTGTAGGTTGTATGGATACAGCTCCCGTCAAGGACGGCCGGATCATGGGTGGAGCACCTTTATTCCATCATGGAATTCAGCTGTTAATCCGTTCTACCGGGTACAACGAGGGGTATACTAAGGCTAGTGCTTTAGCGGCGGCTCTGGCGGAGGTAGTGAATGAAGAGGTGTTCGTGTCTAGCCTGTATTCATATGAAATCGCCAATGTTACTCAGACCACTGGTGTGGTGGTACTGGGACAAGAAGAGGGTACCAAAAGGCGTGAGATGTTCTCTGTGAACTTTCTCGCCACTCTAAAGGAGGTGTAGTATGTCGCGATTGGATGATGGGTTTGCGACCCTGATTGAGTTCGGGGAAGACTCCGATGTTCAGATGTGGGAGAAGGAAGTCACGCCCCCCGGCGTGTCGGGTGGAGGTGAGAATGATACCTCTACCATGCGCAACACGACATGGCGGACAAAGTCCCCCAAGGGTCTGAAGAGCCTCTCCGAGGCATCGTTGGTTGTTGCGTATGATCCGGCCGTATACGATGAGATCATCGCAATGGTCAACGTCAACCAGTCTCTTACCATCACATTCCCGGACGATTCAACGCTGATATTCTGGGGATGGATCGATGAGTTCACGCCCAACGCCGTGGTTGAGGGTGAGCAGCCGACTGCGGAAATCAAGATCATCCCGAGCAATCAGGATGGATCTGGAGATGAGATCGCACCGGTCTATTCCGCTTCATAGTGAAGTAGACGTATAGGCTGGGCAGATTGTTCCAGGGAAGGAACGAATCATGGCTGAGGTAATGAGGTTGTCGTTGGAGCGTGCTGAGGTGGATGTGGTGATGGAGACGGGTCACGATGAGGTTCATTGGAAGCTGCGCGAGCTGGACGGTGCGGAGCGGAACCGATACCTCAACAAGATGACCAAGCGGGTCAAGATCGGAAAGGATGGCAAAGCTGTAGGCATCAGTTCATTCGATGGCTTCCAGGCCGATCTTTTGACGATCTGTCTTGAAGATGAAAAAGGTTGCCCTGTGACCAAAGAGGTCATCGAGGCTCTGCCATCCAAGACCCAGCAACTGCTCTTCAAGAAGGCTCAGGAGATCAGCGGCCTGGACAACGAGGATGACTCAAAAAACGACTAGATGGTGAGGGGCTGCTTTGGCATAAAGTGGCTTCTCACCTTGGTCGCACCGTCCAGGAGGCTCAAGTCTCACTGACCTCAACGGAGTTCCTCAAATGGATATGGTACCTCAATTGGAGCGACACCGAGGAATTCCGCCGTCAGGATTACTACCTGGCGCAGATCGCTGCTCAGATAGAGCGAGGTCAGGTCAAACACCCCTCCCGTGTTACGGTGCAAAGCAAGATACTGTCATTCACCTCCACCAAGCGTACCGAGGACAAAGCAGCAAAGATTCATACGTCCAAGAATTTCTGGTTGGGTTCCATGGGGGTACGGGGCAAGAGGAAACTGCCGCCCCCACGATGAACTAGGAGGATGAAGTTATGTTGAGTTTGAACCTGGGCAACTTAGTTACTCACCTATTGGCAAACACTACGCAGTTTACCAAAGCCATTCGTGGGGCTGAAGTACTGTTGACCAAGTTCAGCAAACGCACCCAGGCCATCGGCCGGAAAATGTCGATGTATATCACGGCTCCCCTGGCGCTGATCGGGGGAGCCTCGGTGCGGGCATTCGGAAACTTCAATGATGCAATGACGCAATCCCTCGCCATCATGGGGGATGTCTCCGAGGACATGCGAAAGAAGATGGAGCAGACAGCCCTGATGCTATCGGGGAAGTCAATCACGGCCCCGGCTGAGTTGGCCAAGGCTTATTTCTTTCTAGCTTCAGCTGGCTTGGATGCTTCTCAGAGCGTTGAGGCTCTTGCGACGGTGGAGCAGTTTGCCGTGGCTGGTATGTTTGACATGGCCCAGGCTACAGACTTACTGACGGATGCCCAATCCGCTCTGGGTATGGTATCTAAAGACTCAATTGAAAACATGAAAAACATGACGCGCATCTCGGATGTTTTGGTGAGAGCCAATACACTCGCCAATGCCAGCGTCGAGCAATTCAGCGGTGCCCTTACCAATCGTACCGCTGCTTCTATCCGTATGCTGAACAAGGACGTTGAGGAGGGGGTAGCGGTCCTGGCTGCATTCGCTGATCAGGGAGTTAAGGGGGAGATGGCCGGGGAACGGTTGGCCATCGTACTACGGGACCTCCAACGTTCGTCCTTGAAGGAAACGAAAGTCTGGGCGCAGATGGGGCTGAACGTTTACGACGCTGCCGGAAAGATGCTACCCTTGGCGGATATAATTGAACAGTTGGAGAATAAGTTTGGCACGATGTCCGATCAGCAAAAGAAAGCCTCAGCTGAAATGCTAGGGTTCCAGGATCGGTCGTTCAGTGCGCTCCAAACTCTCCTCGGAACCTCCAACAAGATCCGCATATATGAAGCGGCGCTGAGAAAGGCGGGAGGAACGACCAAGGACGTATCAGATCGTCAGCTTACCTCCTTCAATTCCCAGATGAAGATCCTATGGAATAATATCACCATCGTGGGTATCGAGATTGGGGAGACTCTGGCTCCTTGGATACTTCGATTGAGCAACTACATCAAGGACGCCATATCTTGGTGGAAGGGTTTGAACGAAAGTACTCAGAAGTGGATCGTGGGAATAGGGGTTGCGTTAGCTATCACCGGCCCCCTCCTGGTTGTATTGGGCTTGATATCCTCCGCTGTCTCCAGTCTCATTGCCCTTTTTTCGACGTTGGGGATAGTAGGGACACTCGGAATTCTAGCCATCCCTCTAGCCATCTGGATGATCGTGGATGCTTTGTCCGAGGCTGATGCCGGGATCTTGCGAATGGTCAACAACTTCAAAATAGGAGGCACCTCCATCGGTAGCTATATGGAATATGTAGCCACCTATATCCTCCAGGCTTGGGAGTGGTGGGGCGATCAGATGGATGTGATCTGGTTGGGTTTCCGCAATATGGTCTTCGATATAGGAACCTCCATCCATGAGTTCATGGTCAAGGTTGCCGTAGGAATTGCCGAGGTGTGGCTCAAAACCACCGACCTATTAATCGGACGACTTGGGGGCGTACTGTCGGTGTTGCTTGGCGTGGACGATGTGTTCAAGTCCATCAGCACCTCGGTCAAGGAGATTGGGGCCGAGAGCCTACAGGCAAGCGCGGATGCCTCCGCTAAGCGCGCCAAACAGTATGCCGATGCAGTGATGAAGGCTGGCCGGGAGCAGGCGGCGCAAGCCAAGATGTGGACAGACATCCGGGATAACATCATGACGGATACCACCATACCCTTTGTCAAGGGGGACGCAGCGGTGCGTGACTACAAAACCAACGTGGAAGGGGAGTTGAAGAAGATGGATTCATCCTCCTCTGGTACGGGGGGAGCGGCCTCTAACAAGGGTGGGTATGGAATGTCCACCGGCCAGTTCCAGGAGACCTCTCTCAGACGCATTTCCCTTTCCCAACTTGCGCCTTCGATGCCAACCAAGAAGCAACAGGTTCAAGATGAGGCTGTCGAGCAAAAGTTGGATCAGATATACCAGGCTCTTTCCGATAGAAAAGCAGCTACAGCAGTATTGGGGTGAAACCATGGTTCAGTCAGTCAGTGTTGATCGGATTTCTATTCTAGAGGCGAATGAGCGACACGGAGCCTTGAGAAGGCTTGTGCGTGAAGCTATCGTCTCTGGGATCGAAGCCACCACTTGGGATACGTTGACGAAGGCTCTGGACGATGCCAACATTCCTCAGTATGGGGATCATCTAACGGAGGATCTGGACGACAACGCCTTCGATCTGGTCTTGGTTGAACGCAATCCTTCATGGTTCGACAAGGGCAAGGTCAGGGTGGAGTTGGTGTATGAAAACTTCGTGGACCTTGAGGAGAATCTGGACCAACCCCGAGGAGGCTATGTAACCGGGGAGGTCCGCTCCAACATCCAGCAGAAGACTTCCAACCTGGATATCAATGGGAATCAGGTGTTTGTTACTCACACCTATCCTTCGGACGATCCTAACCACGCTGATGAAACATTGGTTCAAGGCGGTGAGTTTCAATACTATGAACCGGAGAGAAGCGTTTTCATCAGAGGGATCAAAAAAACACGAACCCCTTGGCTGATCGCCAACGCCATCATTGGGAGGGTAAACACTTACCCCTTCAGCGGTGAAGCGGCGAGGAAGTGGCTTTGTACAGCGTGTTCCTGGAAGTTGGCTTGGGCGGGGCGGATGGGAACATACGCACGTGAGAATCGTTACTACATGAACTTTGAGTTCCAGTTGAATCCTGATGGCTGGGACCCTACCATCACCTTCATCGATGACGTAACCAACAAGCCTCCCATTGATCTAGTTCCTAACGTAGGATACAAGACCATCACCAAGATGTATTCAACGGACTTCGATGCGCTGATCGGCGCACCGTTGCAGGGAGGCTAACGTGGAGGCATGGACTGCTACCAAACAGGCGAAAGGCACCTGGCTCTTTGAATGGGACGCCACCAGTGGCGAGTCCTTTTTCATCTGGCTCGACGGGGAGCTGTTGGACACGGTTGATGATGGCGAGTATGAGTGTACGGAAACGGACTACGATGACGCCCCGCCTCCCCTAGAGATTATGTTAGATGAGAGCGGGGCTGTTGCGGAGAATGACGCCTATCCTCCCTATGCTATCCTTCAGTGGCGTGGGGTAACCGGGGCCAGTGGGTATGTGGTTGAGAAGATGATCAGTGGAAGTTGGATCACCCAACGAGAGATCACAGAGGCAAGCGTTGGATACTACTTCCACAAGACGCAACCCCTGGAAGACAATACTTCCTATTCGTTCCAAGTATCAGCGTTGGACGTGAATGGAAACGCTGGAACACCGATTAGCTTCACTGTACGTCTTGCTCGTAACCCGGCCCCTCCGGGAGTCACCCTCACCATCGATGGTTCCAATGACCTTGTTGTGGGAGCAGCTTAATGGAAGCTTACACCGGACTTGATTCTGTAGGGTTGTATCTATCGGGCGGGGCCTCCAACTATGACCCAGCAGACTCGCTCGGAGGAATCATCAGCTCCAAGTTGATCATGGGGATGTTCCCTATATTCACTACCCCCATTCAAGGGTTGGTCATCGAAGACGCTACCCCGGAGAATGAAGAGGGTGATGCGAGTATCAGCGTGGTTGCTAGCATAGCCACCTATACTCCCCCGGACGGTTTGTCAGGCAGTGGGGTAACGATAGCGGCCGGGGAACGCAAGGTGCTCTTAGGAGCGGACCCCGAGAAGGCTGTCCGCATTCGTAGAGTATCGGGACAGACGTTCGCTGGCATCGCGACCTTCCAGCTAGTGGATGCGTTGAATGGCGTTTTCTCTATGGACAACGTCCCTGACGCAGATCGTCAGGCTGGTAGCGTCCTTTATCGAGGCTTGTTTGTGAAGGCTCTTCAGGATGCGGACGATGTAATCTGTTGGATCACGACGGATGGTCAGTCCTCCTATGCCCTAGCCTCTGAGGTATCGGAGTCTGATGATTCCATCCAGACTATCTCGGATGAGTCCACGGCCCCTGGAGGGTTGGCTTGGGAAGATGCGGTGAGTGAGGGAACAGCTTTGGACTTGGGGAACCTTTTGGAAGATGAGACCATTGGGCTTTGGGTTCGACGGACCTTCCCGGCCTCGGGCGTAGTGAGCGCAAAAGAGACCGTCAACTTTCATCTTCAGTTTGTAGCGGGGTAGGGTATGGCCAATCAACCAGGACAGCGTCAACCTTCTCAATTCCGTAGTGGTACGGTCCTCAGTGCGGACCAGATGAACCAGATTCTGAACGCCTTGATCCGCCGAATCGAAGGGGGAAAGGGCATCAACATCCGATCTTTCAAAGGTAAGATAGTCGTTGAATCGAGTGATCTATGAAAGGGGTTGGCCATGAGACTCACGGCTGCTTTGCTTGTGTTAGCGTTAGTCTTCTCGGGGACGGTGAACGCCATGCCTGAAAGATTCTTCCGGCCGGGTGATCCTTTGAATGCCAACGACATCAACAACATCGTCGATGCGCTACTGCACCAGATCACTGGCGGCAAGGGAATACAGGTGCGGACGTTCGGGGATCGGCTGATCGTGTCGAAGGATGC